CAACATTTATCTTTCTTGGTTGGTTGTAGTTATCTGTAAAAAATAATAAGTCATCTACTAGATTCACACCATTTACTAGGTTTTGGTCAGAAAAATTCAAAACAGTAGTGCTGACAACGTGTTTAACTAATAATGAGGTATTTTCGTTAAATGAGACTATCATGTCAACATTATCACTAGTAACAAACCAGTATATAGTTTCATTTTCCCCATCTTCAAATGCACCAATACATACAGGGTTTGAAAGAGGTAATCCATTATGAGTTAATGTAGTTAGCTTTTCAGTACCCTTAGCATTCTCAGCTGATCCAGCTTCTGCACCTTCTGGTGATGATATACGAATATTCATCGCATCAATGTACTCTCCAGGTTTTAAAAGCCTCTCATCCAAGGACTTGTTCATCCTGGACCCAATAAAATTCTTATTTACTTTCATACTACTTTATCCATTTATTTTGACCTCTCATGTTCATGAGTAGTCTGCCAGGGTGAATGTTGCTTAATCTAATCTTTGCATTTCTCAACAAAGAACTCTTGTCTTTTCTAGCCCTGTTAACGATGTATTCTTGTACACCAAATTTAGAGTTTAATATCGCATACTTAATGTACGCATATATGTAGTCTTCAAATAGTTTATTTACACTAACCTTAGAATCATCTCCACCTTCCATTCCATCTGATATGTATTCTATAACCACAATCTCGTCTGTCATGTGTGAGCTAAAGTTTATTACACCATTTGCTTTGTCAATTTTAAATGTTGGGTTCATATTAGCTGTTTCAGAATTGCTTCCGTACCTAGCTCCTATTGAAAAATCAAATATCCATTGACCGTCAATGCTATAGCCTAAGCTTCCATGAAAAGGCCCGTCACCTAAATATTGTGTTTTATGCATTCCGTCGATTCTTGTCCCATCAAGTAATGATGTTCCTATAAGTACATCTCCATCCTGGTCAAAAAGAACTCTACAATCGTTGTCTTGCAGATAACTCTTAGCAAAGTTTGTTTGTATGTTTTCTGTTAATGGAAATAATGTTCCGTCCTTAAATAAAGATATTCTATTCCAATTTACAAAATCAGGAGGAAGCACAACCTTTAGATTGTCACAGACAGTAAGCTCTACTATCTTAGTCTCCTTCATTGCATCGTAGTTCAATTCCTGTATCCCACGCTTAGCGTGAAAAAGAACGTTATATCTTTCAGCATTATTAACAAGCTTATCATTGCCAACGTACATTAGCATAAAATTGTTAACTATATCCTTTAATGATGTGTACTGGTATGAACCCCAATTAGCATCTTCTGGGAGGTTACCGTTGTTTTCGTAGTATTCGTATCCTGTTAAGTATGCCATTATCCTTGTTTTTGAGTTTCTTTACCTTCTTCGTTTTGACCTGAAACATACAGATCTTTTTCTCTTATAGAGATACCAGCATACTGTAAGATTTTAGCAACCAACAATGGCTCATCCTCTGGTGGAAGTTCAAAATCTTGATAGTCAGTAGCTGACTGATCAAAAACAGGTTCACTGTCTCCAGCGCCTAATGCAACATACGTCCACTTAGGGTCTAATGGTTTTCTTATATACTGTATAGTTACACCAGTGGTTATTGCACTAGGATATACGGTTATATCTGAACCATTCATTGCATACGCAGGGAATGATGTGGTAGGTGCAGTTAGGTTTGAGGATGTAAGGTGTAATAGCTTACTATTAGAAACCCTTTCAATTTCCGTGCTTCCATATCTAACTACGTTTAATAGGTAGTAATCATTGGGTATCGGAAATACTGGCCCGTTTGTATCATCAGGTGTATTTATAGTTGAGAATATATCTATAGCCTGCTCAATATTTTTTACATGATCAGAGTATCCACTTCCAGATTGTCTAACGTTCTGCTTAGTAATCCACTGGCTATATCTATAGAAGTAGTCTTCAAAGATATCAAGCTGTGCTTGCTTTGCATATAGGTTAAAATCGAAGGGAGTGATGTATCCGAAGTTTTGTTTGTTAGCCACCGCTAGTACGGTGTTTCTTACGCTGTTTATCATCTCTATAACAATTTATGCAAAGATAGTAAAAATAAATAAACCCCTCCGTTTTTGAAGGGGTCTAGCATGTGTATGTAATTTTATATTACTCTTCTAGTTTATTCTCTAGCATAGTCATTACCTCTATACCCTCATCGGTTTGGAAGTAAGATGCAATAGTATAAACTGGAGATTCTCCAAATGGAAGGGTAATCATTTTCTTTTTATTACCACCTAAGTTAAAGTATACATCCTTATTATTGTTTTTAAGCCTTAATAAGCCCTCATCTAATAATTTTGATGCTAAGTTCTGTAGCTTAAGCATTGGATCGTTTAGAGTGTCTAAGAAGTCCTCTGGTTCGTTCTTAGCGTATAATCTAACGTCTCTCTTAAGTTCAGCTGTAGACATCTTGTCTATATTCATTCCTAGTACAACTCTACCAATGGTTTCTAGCATCTCTATATTAAGATCTCTAGCTTGTAGCTGTGCTTCTAACTGATAGTCCAAGTTTTCAACTTCAACTGAAGCGTCTTTCTCCGTATCTACCTCAACAAAAACACTTCCGTTGTCAGGGTGTATTGATAAAAATTCCTGTAGTACTACATTTGTCTTGTCAACATATAAGAATCCATTCTCAAAAACCACAGGTTCTAGGATTGCATTTCCATCCTGTTCATCTTCAAATGGTGTTTTTTGGTTTGATGCGTATCTCAACGCTCTGTTTGACTCTCCGTCAAAGTGTAGTAGTGGTTTTCTTCTTGAGTTTCTTGTTCTGATTGAATAACTCAAAGGAGCGGTTGCCCCTGATAATCGATAGGTTCTGTCCTTAAGGACCTTTTGTTTTTTCATTTTAATTAAATTTAAAGTTTATAAGAGTAGTAATTACCCCCGTCACAACGACGAGGGTAAGGACTACTTATGTTTAATCTTACTTGAATAAGAAGAAGTTGTTTGCACCTAAAGTACAAAGAGCTCTTTCAGACAAGAAGTGAACTTCCATAGCGTCTAGGTCGCTGTTTGAAGCACCGCCAGCAGAACCAACGATCCATGACTTCATTTTGCGATCTTCAGCTTGGTCAGCTCTATAACGAACGTGTAAGAATGGACGCTTAGCGTTCTTTCCTAATACTTGATCGTATACAGTAGTTGATCCAGCTGGTACTAATACACCATTGATAGCTCCACCAGTAATACCACCACGCATAGTAGCGTCGTTCAAGTATTTCCAGTCAGACTTGTAAAAGTCATAACCTCTACGGAATCCTGTGAATCCAAGGTTTAATGCCATGTCTTGATCGTTATCAAACAATCCGTAAGATGAACCTGAAGAACCGAAGTTATTCTGTGCAGCCAACATAGTGTCGATATCAAAAGACATTCCACGATCTACAAAGATCACGTTCTCTTCGATAGCTCCTTGCTTATCTAAACGAGCAACAACGTCATCCCACTCAGTAAGAGCAGTTAATTGTCCTTGTGCAACGTTACCACGATTCTCTAGTACGTAAAGTAAACCTTCAGTACCTTTAGCAGAGGCGATAGCTCCTGAGTTAGCTTCAGCAGGCACAGCTTCGATCATAGAAGTCTCAAGGTAATCCTCAAAACGTAGACGAGTTTCGTGCTCAGACTTCAAGTACCATAGGTATCCAGAAGCACCGTTTTCAGTTGTTACCTCTACCCATCCGATCTGAGCCATGTCAGAACCGTTTACAGCGTACTTATCTTTCAAGATAATTGGGCTGTTCTCAAAGATTTCGCTTTCAGCTTCAATAGCACCTTCCATACCGTTAGTACCTTTAGCAAATTCAGAACCGTATACAAATACAGTTACACTTCCAGCGTAGTTAGCCTGTCCACCAGCTTCGTAAAAAGCAACAGTGAAGTCAAGACCAGATACGTTAGTAACGATACCTTTGTTGTTCAATGTAGAAGAAGCAGTGTTATCAGAGATCATCACTGTTTGTCCTTTTCTAATAGCTACAGCTGAAATTCCAGCGTCAGCTACAGTGAATACAGCAGTGTCATCAGTAGAAGATCCAGCAGATGTTACAGATGTATATTTAATGTGTAGTCTTCCTTGCTCAGTCCATTTGATTAGGTCAGAGTTAGAAGGCATCTCAGCTCCTACTAAACGTAAGAAAGAAGAGATAGATCGGTTTCCATAACGCTCAAATTCTTTTTCATGAGTGTCAGGTAAGTATTGACTTAAAAAGTCAAAACTTGAAATGTAAGACGCAGGAGTAACTTGTTGAGATGGACTCGGTGTTAAGCTAAATCCTGGCGTTGAGTTTACAGATAATGCCATAATTTTTTAATTTTTTGTGTTGTGTTTTTATCGTTTTTTAATCTTTAATCCACGCCCACTGTCTGTATCTAATGCTCTAATTTTAAATCCAGAATCATTAC